GGTAATACAGATAGAGCAGCCTTTAGTTCTGGCAATGTTATCTACGCTGAGTCCACTACCGACAAGGTAGCAAGTGGTTACTTACAAACAGGTTTCATACGATATAACACATTAGAAAATAAATTATATAAACTACTTAATCCTAGAATAGATACCACAAATGGTGCTATAACTATTCAATCTATTGATTCAGCAGATACTGCATACAACCTAGGTGGTTTTGCTCAAGGTGCTGCAAGTAGTGAGATAGGTATTCCATACCCTGCTACAGCGCAAGAGTATCTTGCTTTTAAATTTACTATTACTAGATCATCAACTGATGCAACTAAGGGTCCACTATTTACTGGATACCAATTAAAGTCTTTACCTGCTGTACCTCGCCAAAGAATAATCCAATACCCTTTGTTCTGCTATGACCACGAGAGCGACAATATGGGTGTAGAGGTGGGCTATGAAGGCTCAGCCTATGACCGTCTTAGCCAACTAGAAGCGGTAGAGAATGTGGGCGACACCATCAGGGTAGAAGACTTTAGAACTGGTGAGTCCTTTATAGGATTGATTGAAGAGCTTGACTTTATAAACAAAACCCCAAGCGATAGAAGATTCTCCGGATACGGTGGAATGTTAATCGCTACTATTAGATTGATATAGGAATATGACACCAGGTGAATGGGCAGGACTAGCGGTAGCTGTAACCACATTAGTTGGCGCAGTTGCAATTGGGGTAAGACATCTAGTTAAACATTATCTATACGAACTTCGCCCCAATGGTGGCTCAAGTTTAAAAGATAAGATTGATTTGCTAGAGGAAAAAGTTGAGTTGCTGACTGACCTAGTAAAGGAATTGATTAAGAGATAATGCCAGAGTTAAACGCAAACATACCTCCAATAGATTGCTATGTGCGGGGTAACTTCTTGCGTAACCAAAAGGATAGCCACGATAAGTACTTNCCTTGCGTAATCTTTGGAGTAAGTAGCGTACAAAATAGAAGCCCACTATTTCATTTTATGATGGAAGATGGTGGNATCTGGTGGCGTATGCCTATCAACGCCTTCTGTAAAGAACCCAATACACCAGAGGTAGACCTGCATAANCTAGTATTGTGGAACTCTTTTAGTCCATTCATATCTGTAACTAAGTTTGGTAACCTAGCTAATCTAAGTCTGCATTATGTAGATAGGGAGAAAGCCAAGGTAAACGGTAAGTATCTATTTACCCTTGACTGGCATAACCCCGATACTAATAGGCTAGATGATGGATACTCAGAGACCCCNGATGAACACAAGTGCGGTCACGTTATAGAGCGAGATGATGGCAACTATGCCATCCAGCCTAACAATAGAATATTTGTTTTTGAGCCATCCTATACAACTAAATACGGTAACCCACTTATCCACAGGATCATCAATGATCGCAAGTGGGATGTTGAGGATAAGAAGAAGTGGGTAACTGAGGACTCAAATGCTTTCCATTATGATATAGAAACAAAGAAAGAGAATGAATGAGTGCATTAAATATAGCCAAAGCTGAGATGGGCTACACCGAAGAGGGTAGTAACAATACTAAGTATGGCAAGTGGTATGGGTTAAACAATAACCCTTGGTGTGCAATGTTTGTATCCTGGTGTTTTGACCAGGCAGGTGAGGCAAAGAAGGTAGCAGCACAAGGCGCTAAAGGCTTCGCCTCCTGCTCTGCAGGACTTAAATGGTTTACTGATAAGAACAAGATGATACCTGTAGGAAAAGCCCAAGCAGGTGATATAGTGTTCTTCCAGTTTGACTCCGATGCAGAACCGGACCACGTTGGGATAGTCAAATGGAACAACACCACCTTGAAGTATCTTCAAGTAGTTGAAGGTAATACCTCAAGTGGTGCTAAAGGTAGCCAATCAAATGGGGATGGTGTATATCTTAGGAGAAGACCATACTCACTAGTAATGGGCGTAGCTCGCCCTTAGAGGATGTATATGAAAGATCTACTAAATAAGTTAAAGAGTCCAAAGGCTAAGGCTGCATTTAAGTCTTATCTACGGGCTGTACTAGCATCAGCAGTAACTATGGGCTTAGCGTTAGCTGCAGACCTTGCACCTGAGCAAGCAATTCTAATTGGAAGTATCGCCGGTCCTGCCGCTAAATGGGCAGACAAGACTGAGAAAGCATACGGTTTAGGCTCAGAGTAATTAACTTTACTGCGAGGCTATACGGAGCCACCCTTTAAACGGGGTGGCTTCTTTTTTTATGCCTTAACGCTCCCGACTAGGGTCATCTACTGGACAAGGTACTACTACAAGATTGCCACAGTTAGCGCAGGTTGCATCTAGTAAGTACCAAGAGATTTCAAACTCATCAAAGGTGGCAAGGATAGAAAAGATTTTAGAACCACAAGGGCAAGAGTGTATTGGACCAAGGGATCTTAAATCTGTACCAAATTTAGGTGGTAGATTCTCTGGTAGCTTCTGCTTATTTCTTCGCAGGGTTGGTAGACGGAACATACAGAACCGTACAGACTGTACTGTCGCAACGCACAAAGCGTTGCCCGTACCGTAATTCGCCTTCGGCTCATATGGTACACATACTGCGCCTAGTAAAAAAGTAAATCAACATTCACGGCGTGTCGCACTTACATCCCAGTACTTGTCAGTGGGTGGTGTTATTCTTTACCTAAGATAAAGGAGAGTATCGTGACGGCGATTGTTGGTATCCAAGGTAAAGGTTGGGCTGTGTTAGCAGCAGACTCAATGACTACATATACAGATAGACCTTATGTAGCTAAAGGATGCGACAAGATAGTTAAGATCGGTGAGTACTTAGTTGCAGTAGCAGGTGATGCAATTGCCGGTGATATTCTCAACAACCTTTGGCAACCACCAAAGGTAATTAAAACTCAAGATCCTGATCGCTTTATGATGATTAGGATTCTTCCTTCCATTAAACAAACCTTAACTGAAGCAGGGTATGACCCTGCGCCTAAAACAAAGAATGATGATGACTCAGGTTGGGATGCTCTAGTTTGTTTTAACGGTATGTTGTATCAGATCAGTGATGACTACGGTTATATGCGAGATGACAGAGGTCTATACGGTATAGGTTCAGGTGGTGGCTTAGCACTGGGTGCTCTAGTAGCACTAGGTAGTGAGACTACTACACACGCTAAGGCATCGGGCGCTGCCAAGAAAGCTGTCAATATAGCGATACAATACAACGTATGGTGTGGTGGTATAGCAAATACCAAAACACAATTTGCCAAGTAAAGGTAAGGCTAGTAAATCTAGCGACATTAACTGGGAGGAACAGAATAAAATGAGAGAGCAATGGTTGCTAGATAATCCTGATGCAAAGTATATAGGATGGACTTCAATATGAGTGATCCAAAAGAATTATTACTAGAGGTACTACGAGCTAAGGATGCTGGTAGGGCTAGGTCTAAGCAGACCCAGGTAGGTCCATCAGAGTTGGGTGGTTGTCGCCGTAAGGTTTGGTATCGTCTTAACGATCAACCTGAGACCAATGATAATGAAATGAAACTCGCAGCAATTATGGGTACAGCTATCCACGCTGCNATTGAAGATGCTATTACAACTNTAGATCCAAAGGGTAANAAGTATTTAGTTGAGACACCAGTTGAGTACAACGGAATGAAAGCACACATAGATCTATACATACCTGAGACNGGTGATGTTATAGATTGGAAGACTGTAAAGATTAAGAACCTATCTTATTTTCCATCACTACAACAGCGATGGCAAGTGCAGGTGTATGGTTACTTGCTTGACAAGTCTGGTAAGGGGAAACCCAGAACTGTTAATCTAGTAGCCATCGCCCGTGATGGTGATGAACGAGATATCAAAGTCCACTCTGAAGCATATGATCCTAAGTTGGCAGAGGAAGCTCTTAACTGGCTATCTGCAATTAAGGAAAGCACAGAGCCACCAGCACCGGAACGAGATCAAAACTATTGTAAGTCATACTGTAAGTACTTTGATGAGTCAGGTGTGATGGGGTGTACTGGAATAAAAAAAGGACTTATCAAGGATGATGTTGTGTATATAGATAATCCTGAATTGGATTCTTCAGCCTTGAAGTACTTACAGATAGACGGTAAAATAAAAGAATTAACTGAAGAGAAGGAGTCCATTAGGACTGCACTAGAAGGATTTACTGGGCAGACAAACAGTGGTGTATCCATTATATGGAGTACTACTGCAGGTCGTAGTCAAGTAGATGCCGAAGAGGTTGAGAAACTTCTCGGCTTTGTACCAAAAAAACAAGGACAGGAATCAGTAAGATTAACTGTCAAACATACTGGAGGTAAGTAATGGCTGCATCGGAAAGTACAAAGTTCCAAGTTAACTATAAGTTATCTGATGGAACTCTATTAAATATTTACGCAACTANTCAGGCTGAATTAGAGGCATCTCTAACTTCACTATCTGATCTGTCAACACTAATATCAACAACAGCTACTGCACTAGGTGCATCAGCATCAGCAGGTAGTAGCGCAGTCTCCTATGCAAAGAAAGCATTAGGCGCATCAGTTGTAAGTGATACCTCTAATCCTGACTGTAAGCACGGGGCAATGGCATTTCGCTCAGGTGTAGGTCAGAAGGGTCCTTGGAAAGGCTGGATGTGTGCTGCACCTAAAGGTGCGCCAGACAAGTGCGATACCGTTTGGGTTAAGTAAACTATGCGGGTTCCCTATAGATTTGAGAACCCGTTATGTTCTGAGGTGGGTACAGAAATTTTCTTTCCCGACACTGGAGAACAGGCGCAAGCTGAATCTGCAAAGAAGATCTGTAAGAAATGTACACACATAACAGAGTGTTTAGAATGGGCTATGGCCTATGAATACTTTGGAGTTTGGGGCGCAACCTCTCCGAGGGAGCGTATGAGAACTAGAAGAAAACTAAATATAAGGGTAAGGAATCATTTAGTTGCTTAATTTAAATAGGGCGTGGCGAGGTAGCAATACCAATGCAACACCACTACCTGACGTATGGACTGATCTTGCTAACAAGCAAATCAAATTCCGTAGAGGTCAGGTATGTATGGTTGCTGCTGCACCCAATGCTGGTAAGAGTATGTTTGCTCTTATCTATGCAGTTAAAGCAAAAGTTCCAACCTTATTCTTCTCAGCCGATACCGACACCGCAACTGTGATGATGAGAGCAGCCTCTCACTTATCAGGACACGAACAGCTCTTGGTGGAAAGCAACTTACTTAGTAACCGTCATTACTACGATAAGTATTTATCAGAGATGGAAAGCATACAGTTTGTCTTTGACTCATCACCATCGTTAGATGATATTGAGTTAGAGATTAAAGCATATGTTGAACTCTTTGGTATTCCACCAGAGTTGATCGTGGTAGATAACCTAATGAATGTGGTATCTGAATCTGATAATGAATGGGCAGGACTAAGAGCTATTATGGTGGAGTTCCACGATATGGCTCGTAAGACTGAAGCCTGTGTGCTAGTACTACACCACGTCAGCGAACAGAGTGAGTATGGCAAGACAACAGAACCACCTGCTCGTAGGGCTATTCACGGTAAGGTATCTCAATTACCTGCCTTAATTATTACACTTGGTTTTGATCCACATAACTCAATACTCAAGGTGGCAGCAGTTAAGAATAGGTTTGGTCCACATACAGCAGATGGCTCTGATCATATCGGTTTGTTTGTAAGTTATAAGGTCTGTCAAATTAATGATTCAGATCCAATGGGCAGAATGTATAGAAGGGATGCCATACTAGGTGTCAGCTAAATACAATAAGACTAAAGGCGCTAAGTTTGAGACAGATGTAATGAGGTGGTTTAGAAAGATGGGTGTGTTAGCTGAGAGACTACGCCTAGCAGGAGAGGAAGATGAGGGTGATCTAGTAGTTATAGTTGCCGGTGAAACCTTTATCTTTGAATTAAAGAATACACAGAAGTTAAACTTAAAGGAGTTCTGGGATGAAGCACAAAAAGAAGCTGCTAATTATTCTAAGCATCGCGGTATTAGTCAGCCTCTTAGTTATGTTTTATTCAAGAGAAGAAACGCAGGAATAGATAA